CGGAGCGGCAATCTCCCCGCGATGAAGACTGACGAAGTGACACCCCTCGAGTTCTGACATTCCTCGGGGGGTGTTGCGCTCCTACCCCTGCCTAGATAGGCTCCGGTGCATGACGACAGAGATCTGGTTCAGAAATCCCAACAACTACATCAAGGAGCTGGCAGAAATCGGCCATACCTTGATCGCTTGGGACCGAGGGATTCTGATTAAAAGGCGAATCGACCCTTTCAAGTTCAGTCAATTGTACTTCGGGGACGATAAAGAGTGGCGAAGTCTCTGCGTCGGCAATGCAGGCACCGTCGAAGTGGATCAAGACCACGACGAGAAGCATCCTAAAGCCGTTTATCCCACCTGGGAGTACGGTGAAAAGATGGAAATTCTCGAGGAAATGATGAGTACAAACATCGGAGACGACCCTCAAGCCTGCATGGACATTAAGATCCCAGAGGAACAGCGCCCCGTTTTCGGCCAGGAGCATCGAGTTCTTGTCACAAACTTGCCAAATGCCCAGCTAGGAGCTTCCAGAAAGTTCTATATCGACCTTAAGGAGTTGCAAGAGGACTATCCTGACGCGATTTTACACCTCCACGGGAGTTATTCCTTCAGAATGATGTTCGGTATGGGGTATCAGGCGGCTGATTACGAGCCGCGGACCCACGCCGCGAACAAAGTCTGTATGCTGCCGACAGGAAAGGCCGTCAGGACCGACGAGCAGATGATCAGAGCCGCTAAGTGGTTCCATCTTCTCGATTACCGCGTGCCTGACATGAGAGTTCCGCGGAATCGTTGCCTCTACAACATCTCGTCAGCCCTCTGGGCTTCCAAGAACTGGGAAGAGAATGTCAAGTTCAAGACTCAAGGAACAGCACTCGTTAATCCAGCTGCTCGTACGACGAGTACGCCTTTGGGCGGTAAGATTTACTCAGGTGATCCGCAACCAGGAGACATGATTAACTGTGATACTTGTAGTCTCGCAAGTTCATGTAAGTACGCTCGTGAAGGCGCGGTGTGCTCTGTGCCGGGGAGCGATGGTTCGACCCTCGCAAATTACTTTCGGTCAAGAGACTCCAATACTATTATCGAAGCTCTCGGTGCGATCATCGGGACTCAGGTAAAGCGTACTGAACGTGCAATCACGGAGGAAGAAGAAGTCGGAGAATTGAATCCACAGGTGAGCCGGGAGCTGAATGCCATCTTTTCCAACGGCATTAAGCTTGCCAAGCTGGTCGATCCTTCTTTGACGAAGCCGAATGTGTCAATCAACGTCGGCGCAGGTGGTACTGTTAGTCAAGCGGCTCCCAATCAGATAGTCTCTCAGGTGGTACGGACGCTCGAGTCTCAAGGCATCAAGCGCGAAGACATCACACCTGACATGATCCGAAACACGCTGGCCAAAATGGCTGGCCAACCTCAGCAGATCGAAGGAAAGGTTATTGAGGGATGACTGGACGGAGCGCTTGGAATGTTCGCGGCGTCGGCGGTACTCTCGATTATGGGCCTGATAGCAGGACTCGTCCTGGGCCGTACTACATGCTCGCTACTGCAAACAGCACAAGAGTCGGGTCGACAGGTTGGGAAGACCCTGACCCGAACTATCGTGCAGTACATGGCGCAGTACGTGTCTACCAGGCTGCTCTTAATCGAGAGATTGAGGCAGGCATACTCATTGATGGAGTCTTTGGACCCAAGACTCAGAAGGCCGTTACTGCGTGGCAAAAAACTCAACCGTCTGAGCATGAGATTTCTGTTTGGGGAGGCATTGGTCAGTCCTCTTCCAAGTGGCTCCTTATGCCTCTCCTTAAGGCAATGGTTCCAGGAGATCTCCAGAACGCTGTATGTGGTCTTGTCACCCAGGAGTCCAGCTGGGATGCCGGTGCGGTTGGCTTTGTGGATGAGGACGATCTGGGCCTCGTACAGATCAATGGTCCTGCAAATCCTGACTTCGACGAGAAGGAACGACTACGGGCGAAGGTTGCTTTCGAGTATGCTGCAAACATTCTTGACACACGTCGAGAAGACTTTGGAAACCTTCGAGACGCAGTTGCGTCCTACAATCTCGGAGCTGGAGGATGCCGAGCGTGGATCGCAGCAGGTCGTCCTGACCTTTGGACTCCAAGTGCCAGTGCAACACCAAGAAACGTACGTAAGTACATCGACACGATCTTGAATGTCTGTGCTCAGTGAATCAGCTTTGGTCACCTGAACAAGTCACCGAAGAGCTCGAGTGGTTACAGGTTAACCCGGAGTTCGATGAGAAGCCTGCCTCGATCCTGCAATTCTTAGGACCCGGCTACCTGAACATCTATGCGAAGGTTCGTGAAGGTGTGCGGGAGGAACTGGTCGAGATCTTCGGTGATGAAGTCAATTCAAAACGGATTGCGCTTTATCAGGAGGCCATTTTCACGGGGGCGATTGGAGTCGGCAAGACTACTCTCGCCTCCGTGGTGATTCCTTATATGTGCCATTGGGTGCTTTGCTTGAGAGATCCCCTGGATTTCTATGACTTGTTGCCAGGCTCTCGCATCGCATTCATGCAGATGAGTACTTCGTCAGATCAGGCAAAAGCAGTTGTCTTCGGTGATATTAAGGCTCGAATTGACTATTGCGACTGGTTTACCACTCGTTATCCCTATGACCGGAAGTTTACGAATCAGCTTCGATTCCCCAAGAACATCTGGGTGCTTCCTGGGAATAGTGCTGAGACGACATTCGAAGGATTCAACATCCTCGGCGGAATTCTAGACGAGGCAGATTCGCATAAGATTACCCTCGACAAGGATTATGCAGAGGATGGGTATAATACGATCCTTTCTCGTATTGACTCGCGTTTCGATAATCGAGGTTTCTCCTTAATTATCGGTCAAATGAAGTCCTCATCGGGCTTTGCGGCGAGGAAATACAACGAATTCAAGGTCAATCCTAATGCACATACCTTCAAATTGACCATCTGGGAGTCATTCGGTTGGCAGAAATACATGAAGGAGGATGGTACTCGGGACTCCTTCTGGTACGATATCGACCGCAAAGAGATCGTGCATGAGGGTATTGCGAACCTAATCGCAGCTGAATCCAGTAATCTTATTGAGGTTCCGAGCGTATATAAGCGCAATTTCTTGAACCATCCGGAGAAAGCGCTTCGTGATCTGGCCGGAATCCCGCCCCATGCGGGCGATCCCTTTATTTCGTTGACGTATAAGATCGACGAAGCGGTAGAGCGGTGGCAGGAACGCTACGATAACCTAGGTTCTCCGGTCGATGAGAAGGTATCTCGGCCTGCATTCGCGGATTGGTTTAGGTGTCACGATCCTTTACCTCGAGTTGCGCATATTGACATTGGCTATTCTCCCGATGGTGACGCCGCAGGAATTGCAGTTGGTCACGTAGCCGAAGTGGTGGAAATGGAAGGGGAATTGAAGCCGTATATTGTCTTCGATTGCCTATACCGCGTCCATGCTTCCCCAGGTCAGGAAATTCTGATAGGAGATTTGCGGCGGGTAATTTATGAGCTTAGGGACGATAGGAAATTCCGCATTAAAAAGGTTACGATGGATGGGTTCCAAAGCACTGATACTCGCCAGCAATTGCGCAAAGCCAGATTCGTTACTGAAATCGTATCTGTCGATAAGTCCAAGTGGCCTTATGAGGATCTCCGGGATGCTCTTTACGAGAATCGCGTTGAGTTTCCGCCATATTGGACGTACCTCAAGGCTGGCGATATTAACCGTGTACAGATCGCAGTGAAGGAATTGCGCGAATTAGAGGACGATCCGAAGAAGATCGAGCATCCTGAGAACGGTTCAAAGGATGTTTCCGACGCAATGGCTGGCGTTGTCTTCGAATTAATGGGCAATCGCAGTTATCGGCGTAAGGTTGTTCCCATTGAAATGGCAAGATCTCGTCGTCAGATGGAAGAGCCAACCGGCACTGACGGCTATGGATTGGGTAACGGCATTCATATACCTGGAATGGGAGATATGCAGGCTCCTGTTCCACCGAAAGCGCCGCAGCCAGGTCAACGAGAATACGCGCCAATTCCTCCTAGCCTGATGCCTCGCCGTCATGAGTGACATTTAGCCAGTCATCTGTCATAATCCTTGACGATGCATGACTCATTTGACTCATCCATCTGAAAGGTCAAGAATGCAGCTCCTAGGACCTGATGGCAAGGCTATCAGCTCGGCTACGTATCAAAACAAGAAGGCAAAGCCTCCGATCATCGGAGAAAAGCTTGGATCGTGGGCAGGTGAGGATATTCGTATCCTTATGCTGCCAGGTGGAAGTGCGATTCAGTTTGACTTGAGTCGACTCACGCTCACTGACTACAGGCAGATGAAAGATCATTACCAGATCAATGCGTCCCTGGCGGTACTGACTTTCATGCTGCACCAGATCGAGTGGCACATCGAGTGCGAAGACTCAAAGATCCGCGATCACTGCACGGAGAACATGGAAAAGATCTGGACGCGACTGGTGCGGGCGAAGTCACAAGCCTTTTGGGCAGGCTACGCACCGAATGTTCTTCAATGGGAGAACGACGTCGAGGGTCGGAGGGTTATCCTCGACAAGGTGAAGGACCTGATTCCTGAGGAATGCACCGTCAACTGGAAGGAAGTCGACGGTTACGCTCCGCCAAACACGAACATGAAGCCGAAGCTTAAGGTGTATGACGGCATCCGGCAGGATTTCTGGCCGTACCCTTATCCGGTGGACAACTCCTACTGGTATCCGCTTCTGATGGAGAACGGAAACTACTACGGAAGAAATCTCCTCAAGCCCGCCTTTGTGCCTTGGTTCTTTTCCTTGCTGGTCCACCTTTTCGCCAATCGCTATTACGAGCGTTTCGGCGAGCCGACTCCCATCGGTCGTGCACCTTTTGATGAGAACGTCGATATGGACGGCGTGAGTATGCCGGGCAACAAGGCGATGGAGCTGATTATCTCAAGCCTTCGTAACCGCTCCACAGTCGTCATGCCGAACCAAAAGACGCCAGTTAGTGAGTCGGAGACGAATCCAGACTTCGACTACAATCTTGAGTATCTTGAGTCTCAGATGCGTGGCGCTGACTTTGAGCGCTATCTGACGCGCCTGGATGAAGAAATGTCACTGGCAATGTTCACGCCGATTCTGCTGCTGAGGACTGCAGACGTTGGTTCGTACAACCTTGGTGTCGGCCACATGAAGATCTGGCTCTGGATGCTGAACGCCATTGCAGATGACTGGAAGCTGTACATCGACAAGTACATCTTGACGCGCATGAGGGACTTTAACTTTGGTGTGAATGCAGCGCTACCTGAGATCAAGTTCCGTCGACTTGGCGTGGAGAATGGGGAGCTGGTTCGAGACATTATCAACATCATGCTCAACGCAGGTATGATTAAGATGGATGTTCGAGAGCTAGGCGAGATGGCGGGATTGACCCTCGAGCAGACTGACGTGCTGACGGTGCCGCAGCCTGCACCGAGTACTGGCGCTCCAGGTGAGAAGAAGCCTTCTGGGACTCCGAAGCGTGGAGATAGTCCATCGAAGAACATGACAGATCTTACTGAAAAGATCTACAATCGAGTGTATCGTCAAGCTCGGACGTGTCTTGAGAGGAACGGTAATCTCGAGGGCTTCGATCCAGAGATGGGATTCTCTCGTCAGTTTGAGGACTCATTGGTTGCTGAGGGCTTCCAAGATGCATCGCGTCGTACTACTGCCTTTTATGGTCAGGTTGAACACTTCACTGATGCCCTCGTGGAGACGGAGATCTACGACGAGACGGATCGGTTTATGCAGACTTTCCGAGTTGGCCTTGACATGGCACTCGAGGGAGCACTGAATGGGGCGTAATGCAAAGGAGTTGCGATGCTTCTGTCGACGTAAGCCTTTACTTGCGACGTACGGCTTGGATGATCAGGGTGAGCGGTATATCCACGTCAAGGTTTATAAGCAGAAGCGTATCTTTTGCAATATCGTCGTCAAGGGGGGTGAAGTAAAGATGCAGTGTCGTGAATGTCTGAGGTGGCACAAGGTAAGAATTGTTCACAATCGGCCAGTCCTGACTGAATCGACACCTTCAGAGCCTGCTCATGCAGTAGGTTGACACGTACGATCCTTGCCCTACAGGGTCCAAACATCTAGGATTTGTCACATGCGAGCCATTCCTCAGTCCTTCACGTTGCGGAAGGACGGTGCGCCGTCCAAAGGCGACTGGTTCTCTATTCAGAACAAGAAAGGCGACGACGATACCACTGAGGTTATGATCTACGATGAGATCGGCTTCTGGGGTACGACGGCCAAAGACTTTGTCAAGAAGCTGAATAAAATCGAAACGGCTAAGATCAGTCTTCGTCTGAATAGCCCTGGTGGCGCTATCTTTGACGGCGTCGCGATCTTCAACGCTTTGCTGAATCATGACGCGAAGGTTACCGTCTTTGTTGACGCACTGGCGGCTTCGGCTGCGTCCTTTATTGCGCAGGCTGGCGATGAAGTCATCATGGCAAAGGGTTCGGTCATGATGATTCACGACGGCATGGCAGTCTGTATTGGCAATGAGGAGGACTTGCTTAAGACGGCTGAGACTGTCGGCAAGCTTTCCAACAACATTGCTGGTATTTATGCTGATCGCGCAGGTGGCTCAGTCGAAGAGTGGCGTGATCTTATGCGCCAAGAGATGTGGTACACCGCCGAAGAGGCGGTCGAGTCAAATCTCGCTGATCGTGTCCTTGAGAATGAGGACGAGGAAGCTGAAGAGGCAACGGATCAGTGGGATCTGTCTTTCTTCAATTACGCTGGGCGGGAAAAGGCTCCGAGCCCCTTGCTAGTGCGAGAACGAATCCAGGTCACGAATAAGGAGACAAAGATGGCCGACCGCCCTGCGGGTACTCACGATCATGGAGGAGTCACCGCTCCAGGTGGCACTCACAGTCATGGTGCGACCACCACGACTTCAGGCGATAACAAGATGGGATCGATCGTTACGCCCACCTTCCAGGGCGTAACGATCAATGGCGAGGTTGTGACTGACCCGGCCAAGATCCAGACTGCGATCGCAGCTTTCGAAGCTTCTCAGAAGGAGTCGACGAACGCGAACCGTCGAGCCTTCGTTGAGCAGCTTGCCAAGGATAACAAGATCTTGGCGTCTGATATTCCGAAGACGCAAGAGTTCGCACTTGCCCTCGGACCTGAGCAGTACACTCAGTGGTCGGCCTTGTATGAGTCCGCCCCCGCGCAGTCCGCGCTCGGTCAGATGGGTCAGCCTGCGAACAAGAATGTGGACGAGCCGAAGAAAGACGACAAAAACAGTGTCGCCGATCAGCGAGTCGTCCATGAAGCAACGGTGGCGATGCTTGTCGCTTCCGGTCACACGAAGGAACAGATCGAGAAGACGGACGCCTATCAGGCGCTCCAGGCTCTCGACGCCAACCAGTAAGTCCTTAAGGAGAAGGGATGCCTTCATTCGCTAAGGGCGGGACTGCGCGGACGCCGTTCGGTAAGAACGTTTACCTGCGTTCGACACAGGATGTGAAGTACGAGCCGTACACTTGTGCGGCTGCTTCCGTCGCGACTGAGACCATCGACGGAGTGACTCAGAAGGTTCTCCAGTCCGGTGAGGTTATGGCGAAGATCACGTCAGGTGGCGACACTGGAAAGGTTGGACCCTTCCAGGCGTCGGTGGCTGATGGTCGCCAGACTCTTGCCAACATCGTTGGACTCAATGACACCTTCCTGCCGTGGCAACTCCTCGAGCATGATGTGGAGATTGCCGTGGCATACGAGGCTACCGCAGTGCAAGCATGGTGCTTCGAGCGCAATGCTGCGGGTGCGCGCATTGTCCTGACCAACACGACTGCGGACGCGATGCGTTCGCTCAAGAACATGGACATTATGTTCCATTAAGGAGGTGTAAGATGAACACGAATCTGTTTAGCAAGGCTGCTGCAGCGGAAGCGTTCACTAACGCCTCCGCAATCGGCCAGGATCGCCTGGTTCGAAAGGAAGTCTCTCTAGGCTTCATCCGTTCACTCCTGCCACCGATGACTCACATTGGTCTGACCCTTTCGCCTTGGCTTGAGGTTCCGACTGATGATGTGATCTTCGGTTACCTGGTTGGTGACACTGACGGACTCGCCCCGGCGCGTGCAGAAGACGCCGAGGCTGAGCTTGCTCAGAAGGACCAGACCAGTCTGCAGGAAGGGCGCGCATCGGTCATCGACTGGTCGCTGAAGGATCACTACACGGCGTCAGACGTCAACCGTTACCGTGAGATCAACCGAGTTGTTCAGGCTATGCAGCGCGGTACTGTTCCGCTGTTCGCACAGTCTGCCCTCGAAGACTGGACGACGAAACTTGCCCGCGACACTGCACTTCGTCGCCGCAAGCTCGACAACCGGATCGAGTGGCTGATCATGACCGCCTTGTCCGATGGAATCATCGGCTACAACGACGGCAAGATCAAGTTCAGCGTTGACTACGGTCGCCCGGCTGCACAGCAGGCAGGCAATGCTGCGAATACCCTTGGTGGTGCTACGGCTGGTGTTGTTAACTGGTCGAGCACGACTCACGACCCGATCAAGTTCTTCAACGACATTATCGACTACTTCGACCAGAACTACGGAGTTCGGTTGGATCGAGTCCTTACGTCGAAGAAGATCCTTCGGACGTTTGTCAACTCTGACAAGTTCGCGCAACGTGCAGGTCTCGGTTCTGCATGGCACTCGGGCGTTCAGGGTCCGCCAGACCCGCTGTACCTCATCGATGGATGGGGACCTGATGCAGCGGTTCGAGTCGTTGAACAGGCTTGTAACATCCAGTTCATCGTGTATGACTCGGTGTACCGGACTCGGCCTATCGGCTCGAACACGATCACCAACAACCGATTCTTCCCGCAAGATCGGATGCTGTTCCTCCCGGCAGCGGAGAGCGTCAACGAGGTCGATGACACTGAAATCGGCTTCGCCAAGACGCTTACCAGTCCGCACCCCGAGGGCAACTGGACTCCTGGATTCTACGAGTGGGAAGACTCCACTAAGGATCCTTGGGGTCAGGACGCTGGTACTGGTGTGAAGGCCTTCCCTGTGTTCCCGCACATGGATTACACTCACACTGTCACCGTCACGACGCCGTAAGGAGGGTCGTCATGGCAAAGCCGGATAAGCCGGAAGAAGAGACTGAGGCCCATTACGAGCCGTCATCGGCGCAAGTTGACCTTGAGCGTCGTCTCGAAAAGGATAATCAGTCTGAGCGTTTCCTTTCAACTGCACCTGACGCACCGCCCGTTGAAGATGACGGTAAGGCTCGGGACATGAAGGTGGAAGGCAACGAGGTAGACGATTACCTTGGAACTGCGGTTGAGTATCAGAACTACTCAAGCGACGTCTTCAAGCCGGGTCGGGCTGAGGAGGGTCCAGAGGCTCAGCTGGAAGAGCAGCTTTACACCGCTGCCACTGAAACCGAGGAGCACAGGATGGAGGTCGCGCCGCCGCCGCCTGATCCACCGCCGGAGCCGCCGCCGTCGGAGCCGCCTCCAGCACCTCCGGTTGAGTAAGGGAGCAGGGCGGGATGGCTTACTGCTTGCCGACAGACTTGTTAAAGGGTGACGTTCCTTATCCAGCTCGATATGGGAACGGTCAGTCGATGATTAACTACTCGGCTGATCAGATCGATGGATACATTGGGCACCTTTACGAGACGCCGGTCGTGGTTCCAGTGCCACCTGCAGAAAACCGTCCCGCCCAACTCTGCCTCAAGACAATCAACATCTGCCTCGCCTCCGGTCAGATCATCCTGGATATGGCTGCTGGAGGCGAGGACAGTGAGCTTCAGGCTTACGGGAAGAGCCTCGTTGATCGAGGCTGGCATATGCTTGAGGAGATTGCTTCAGGTAATATCGTCCTCAAGGGTGCTACCAAGGTTGCAGGCATTACTACAGGCCCGATTCTGAACAATGAGGATCAGGAAAGTCTTGTCGAAGCTTTCTATCAGCAAGTCGTCTGGGGAGAACCTCGTGGGGACTTGGATCCTGTTGGTCCGTACGTTCCTTACTACAGGCAGTGAGTTATGGCGTCTTTGATGGACGTTGAGGTAGAAGCAGACTCCGTCCTACTCATGTTGAAGCGCATGGTGAATGCACTTCAGCCATACGGTGTGGCCAACTTTCTCGAAACACAGGTTGGCCCGTATGTGAAGAAGCGTGCTGTGGACCGCTTCCGAGAAGAAGGCGATGACGTCTCTGGACCTTGGGCTCCGCTGAAGGAATCGACTCGAGAGATTCGTTATTCTTCAACTGAGTATCAGACTGGAGCTGCCCATCCGATTAACGTGCGTACTGGTCGCTTGGAGAAGTATGTGACTGGTTCGCAGCCGTTGGCATATGCCAACAGCTTTGGTGCTTCATTGAGGTATCCGGCCCGTGCCTCGTCGAAGAAAGAGATCCGCGACAAGATGAGGACTGCGCAATTCGGTTTGCAGAGTCCTCCTACCGTAGCTCGTCCAGTTCTGGGTCTGAATGAGCATGATCTTCTTTTCGTGATTACGGCATTTAACTTCCATCTTTCTTCATACGATACGCCTCATCCAGGTTCTCTATGATTAGCGAGAATCAGAATCCGTCTTTCCCTGACAATGTGATCAGGGTTATTGAGCCAAAGATGGTGGCTATCGACACTGACATGACTGTCGTTCGTAGGCCTTTAAGGCCGAGTGATCCCAACCAGGCCATTGGACTCTTTCCAACGCTCTGGATGCCTAATGAGGAAAGTTACGAAATTGGTCACTCGACTCCACACGAGCCTACGATTCATGAGTATCAAATCGGCGTGCAGGGACTAATCAAGCACGGTGACGAGGTGATTGGACTTTCGATCCATTCCCTTCTGGCGATGTATATTCGCAGGGTGCTTTACAAGGACCAAAATCTGCGAAATGATATCACCAGCCTTGTAGTTGCCAGCGGAGGCCTTGTAGAACGAACAAGAAGGTGGACTGCAAGACTCCAAAGGTACATGAACGATGAGGTCGAAGGCCAATTCGTCTTCGTTAGTACTTGTGAGGTCATAGTGGAAACGGAGATCACTTAATGGTCACTGATGAAGAAGTCGAGGCCATGCGAGATGAGGTCGAAGGCCTTCGTGAAGAACTTGCAGACGTGAAACAAGAGGTTGCTGAGCAGCGCGCAGGTGACGAGAACGCACTCATGGTTCAGCAGCTTACGGCTGAGAAGGAGAGGTTGCAGGCAGAGATTGACGCTGCTCGTGGCCAGCTCAATGGTGGAGAGGAACCGGCACCTCCACCGCCCGAAGAGCCGCCTCCTACTGAAGGTGGAGAGGGAGT